TTTCTAAGACTGTTTTTCGTTGTCCCGTAGCATTTTCGTATATTTCTTTATTAGCCTTATGGGCAGCGTCTACACGTTCTTGTTCAATATCACGTTCCTTTTTCATACTCTCGGTAATTTCTTTTGCAAGTTTGACTTTTTCTTCATCATCGGTTGACCTATTGTATTGGTCTTGAAGAATATTTCTATCATACTGCAACATACCGGTTTCACGAGTATATTTAGAATCTCTGTTACTGATGTCTTGAAGTTTACGTTCAGTAATTTGCTCCATAGTATCGGCATAATTTGACTCAATCTCGTCTATATTCTCATTGATGTCTTTAAGTTCATCTCTTGCTTTTTGAGCTAATTCAGCCGTAGGTGCGTCTTGAATAAGCTTTTTTAGAACTTCTGATTTATCTTTTAGTTCATCAAGAGCATCTTTCATATTATCAGCAACAAGTGTTTGTTGAGTGATAAGAGATTCAGTTGCTTTCTTTGAAGCCTCATCAGCAAACTTAAAGTAGTCACTCATATAGTTGCCGTCAGTCGGGTGCTCTACCCATTTCTTAAAACGTTCTTTAAAGTCAGATTGCCAAGAATCATACTTATCCTTTTCAGCATAGTATTTTTCATAGAAATCTTCACTATAAGAATTCAATATATTAGATAAATCATCTTCCGCCCATTTCTCATAATCGAAGAAGTCTTTCGCATAATCCTTAAACTGCATAAGAATATCAGAAGTGATTGTATCATCATCGCCCCAACTGTCAGTCAGCTTATCTAAGGCTTCAAGTGTTGGCAAGTCAAGCTTTTTAATATCATCAGACAATACACCACTGTCTAATTTACCCTCAATGTTCTTGAGTGTTTGATTTATCTTTGATGTATTTTCTTCTGCTTTACGTTCTTCGGCAGTTTGTTCCTTTTCTTCGTCTGTATTATCGGCATTAACACTGACTGATGTATTACCATTCTTTAAGAACTGTACTGGTTTTTTATCACCGCCATACTTCTTAATCTTAGCATAGTCAGCAGCATTAATAACAGGGAATGGTTTATCAGAAACAAATACTTGTGGAGTACCGTCACCCAACGGAACAAGATTGCCTTTTTTATCAATAGTTGCTTCTGCATTATATTCGTTCACTTGTGCGATTGTACCGGCAGGAACAATACCACCTTTTTCTTTTTGTGTAAACGGCACATCAAAACTATAACTACTTTGCTTTTTGTCGCCTAAAGACTTTACATTGCCAACTTTAGTAGCCGATGTATGAGTATTAGTCTTAAATGTACCATAAACTTGTTGAAGTTTAGACATAAACTCTTGCATTTTTTGAGTTAATACAGAAGTTCCGCCAACAGAAGGCATATCAGAAAAATCAAAGCCTTCTAACGAGCCTAAATTCTCAATCAAAGTAATGGCATGATTTAGATTGCCATATGGAGGAGTACCACCGTTAGCTTTATAAGCAGGAGCAATAGCTGATTTCTTAACTTCAAATTCAACCATATCTTGTCCGTTGTTATGACCCCACTTGTTGGCAGGGTTATTATCGTACCAAGTATATGCTTGCGACTTCTCGTCCATTATGATACCGTAAAATACACTACCGTCATCTTGAGTGTATCTCATAACATCTCCAGGCTTACCAAAAGTAGATGTCATTGCTACAAGACGAGCACCTTTATATGTATAGATACCATTCTCATCGGTTGATAAATCACCGCTATCCAACAACTTCTTAAATAGTTTCCAAGCACTTGAACTTGTATCCCAATATCCAAGCGATGAACCCAAATATCCATTTTCGTCAAAAGCGGTATATGAATGTGACTTACCTACACCTTGTCCAAAATCATTTGCATCCCAAGATTGTTGAACTGTATTATTTGTTATACCCGAATTATTACTTCTTGTAGAGCCGTTATTCACTCTATTCTTGACATTGTTTATGCCTAAAATCCTTGATATAGCGTCTTTTGCATTTGGTGTACCGTTAGCATAAGCATGAAGTACATTACCGTTTAAAATTCGCTTTGTGTCGGCATAAGGGATAACAGTATCACCTCTGTCAAGATTAACAATCTGTGTGCCGTCTAACCCAGTAAGATATGCTTTACCTGTCTTTTGTCTGATAAGAATTTCAGGCGTAGGGTAATTTAAACCTTTTACCTCTGCTTCGTCACCAAGTTTAGCAAGCCCAGGCAATGCACCCTCAGTACCTTTATAATAACGTCTTGCACCAAGATAAGTACTTGTCCAATATGTACTAAAATCACTCTCTTTTACAACATCACCAGTGTGTGGAGAATGAATAATCTTATTATTGCCTTCATAGATACCAACGTGTGTTGCTTCGCCATTTCCATAGAACACTAAGTCACCAGCTTGAAGATTACTTTTATCAACGGCTTGACCTGACGCAAATTGTTCTTGAGAAGTTCTCGGTATTGACTTACCGTTCTGTGCCAATACATACTGTGTAAATCCCGAACAGTCAAAACCTGATGGTGAAGTTCCGCCCCAAACATAAGGTGTTCCAAGAAATGATTTTGCAGTATTGATTATTTCATTATCACCTTGAGGGTTAGTTTGAGAATTACCAGACAAAGCACCATTATTAACATTGATAGCAAAGTTCATATCAACTGTATTTTCACCAAACACTTCATTCATTAATGATATGATTTCTTGTATCTTATTAGCAATTAATACTTGCAATGCATTCCAAGATTGCTCCGATATAGACGGTGCGATTATTTGTAGTGACTGAATAGCTCTTGCACCATTGGCAGCAATGGTTTGAGCATCTGTCATATATTGCCCAATAGTATCATTCATACTATTCCAAGAAGATGATAACAAAGTCAATGCTTGTAGTGGGTCATCTTGTACAAATTTATCCCAAGCGTCTTTGCCATTAATACCTGCTTGTTGTAGCAGAGAAGTTACATTGCTGTCAAGCAAGTCCCAACTACTCATTCCACCATCTTGCATTAGGTTAAATGCTTGAAGTGAATTATTTGAGTCTTTTATCCAATCAGTCCAATTATCTGCATTTACATTCAATTCAGACAATTTATTCTGCAATTCATTCGGTAAATCGTCCCAAGCTGAATTTTGCAAAATAAGTCCAACAACCGAATCTGAAAGGGTACTCTTATCAGCTTTGTCAAGCGACTGCGATGTCATATTAACAATAATGTTTGATAAGTCTTTGTACATCTTCTTATCAGTCAAACTGTTCTTGAATGCAGTTTGTACCGCAGTAAATTTTATATTGCCTTTTAAAGCATTAAACTCATTGTTGATTTCCGCAATAGTTTCTTCAACCATTGCTTGTACATTAATATCTGAATACAATGCTTGAGTAGATAATGTGTTATATGGAATAGGTGAGAATGAAACATTTGTATTACCTTGTGCAAACTTATCAACCGTTGCAGATTGAATATTTTCAATAGGCTGATAGAAATACTTCATACCAGTATATTTAATGATATTCTGCAAGTCTTTTGCATTGACAATGCGAGTATTCGGAGGCAGTTCAGATAGTTGTGCTTCATTATTGAATAGATGAAGTTTGCCGTCTTGTCCTATATACGCTTCTTGTCCTGCATATGCTCCCGTACCGTCACCAGTGATTGTAAGTCCTTGTGATGTTGTACCGCCTTTGGCTTTCTTAGTCACAACTACAGTTGACTTAGAGTCACCGTAAGCATATTGATATTGTGCACTTGTAGGAGCACCATCCTCATAAGTATAAGATTTATTAGCATATGAACGCTGTTCCCAGTTGATGTTATTCATTGCGTCTGACATTCTCTGAGCAGCATTTTCCGCCTTATCGGCAGTATTCAAATATTCATCGCCAATACTCTTAACACTGTCAGTAACCTCAATATTTTGACCTATAACGTCATTAATCTTATCTTGATAATCCTCATAAGCTTCTTGAAGTTCTTCTTGATATTCTTGACGTTGCTTTTCACGTTCCTCTTTTTCTTCCGCATAAGACATATCTGTTGCTTTCTTACGGATTTTAGCAATAGCGTTTTGATAACGTTTTTCTTCCTTGATAAGCTTATTGTTTTCTGCTCTCTGCTTAGTAACCTTGTCTTTTGAGATAGACGGTAGGAGAGTAGCCGACCAGAAACCATCACCTGACAACGAACCATTCTTAATAACATTAAAGGTATTATCCAAAATACTCTTAGCATTGTTTACTTGTTCAACAGTAGCACTTGCAGACTCACCCAAATAATCTGTTGCTGTTTCAAACAATGAATTTCGATACTCAATGATATCCTTTTCATTTTCAAAGAAACTGTCAGATAAGCTTTCAAGTCTTGAAGCAAGTTCTTCTGCTTCATCTGCCGTTTGTGGCTCAATAGCCAATAACCGCTCAAGTTCAACACGCATTTCACCGCCGTAACGTGAAGCTCCTAAGAATTGTTGCCCAATAATACTTAACTTTGCACTGTAATCTTTTTCAAATGTCAAGTCAAGCTTTGAAGATAATCTATCAAGTGATTGTTCAAACTTATTAAGGTCTTGTGTGATTGTTTCAATGCTGTATTTTAAGTTTGATAAATGCTCTGCCTTGTCAAGTTCTTCAAGTTTTTCGTTAATATCTTTGACTTTATCTTCATAGTCCTTTAATGCTTTTGCTTTATCCTTTTCAGACTTAGAACTGTTTGAAGATTTGCCTAAACTGCCTTTGTTAATTCCGTCTATTGCCGCATTCGCCCAAGTTTGATATGCTTCTACTTGTGACTTTAAACGTCCTGCAACATCATCACTGATTGTACCTGCTGCTTGAGCCTCTGCTATCTTTGCATATACCAAACCCCATGTACTTTCAGTTGCTCCGTCTGTTGCTTGAGTCAAATATTGAAGTTGCTCGGCTTCACTGCCTAACTTTGTTACACTGTCTACTAATGTTGATGCTTGTTTTGCAGCAAGGTCATTTATTCTTGCTTCTGTAAGCTTATATAAGTTTTCAGAAGTAAGTGCAAGCGTACCGTTTTCGTCCATCAACAGATTTAAGTATTCAGGCTCTAATTCCATTAAGCTTTGGAATGTATCTACCGAGATATATCCGTTCTCATTATATTCTTCAATGGCTGTCGATGCTACTTGATATGCTGATTGGATTTTGTCTAATGAATCGTTGAGTTCTTTGAGAGACTTGGTGTCAAGCTCTTGCTTATTCATATAATCTAAATAAGCTTTTCGTGCTTGTGCAGCATTGTTTATGCTATTAGTAACTTGTAGCCAAGCATCAAGTTCTTCTTTGGTATTGATTGAATTTTCTTTAAACCAAGCATCCCAATCAAAATCATCATTACTAAACTTCTTTTGTAATGAAGAAATGATGTCATTATACTGACTCTCTAAATCATCATAATCTTTTGTAAAATCAAGCGGTATCTCAACTCCGTTTTCTTTAGCAAACTCCTGAATGATAGTAAATGCATCTTTTACGCTTGATATATATTCAGGAATAGATTCATCATCTTCGGGAGCAGTATAAAAACTTGTAATAGCCTCTTTAACATCAGCCCTTTTATCTAATTCATCTACAAACGCTTTATAATTGTTTGCCTTGTTAAGTAATTCATCATCACTTAAAAGTTTTCCCTCGGCATCAGTAATTTTTCCTGTTTCCTTTATATACTCTGTTATAAAATTTTTTTGCTCATTAGTTAATTTTTCATATGCGTCAGATTTTTGCGCAAACAAATTAAACTGTTCATCCATTCCATGAGACTTTTTTTCTACCTCATCAATGGAACTATAAACTTCTTGTAGCCAATTAACGAAAGTCTGTGTGTCATCTTTGCTTAGTCCAAATATTGTTCCATTTGCAGTATGAACATCTTGTTTCATTTGACGACTTATTTCGTCATAATTCTTCTTTATGATTTCTTCATTTCGTTTTAAATAATCAGTTAGTTTTTCGCCATCAAGAAAATCTTCGCCAGTTATATCTTTTATAATTGAATTAAAATGTTGAACCGTATATACGTTAGAAAAACTATCTGACCCCTTTCCGTAGTTGTTGAGAGGGGAATGTAACTCACTTTGGACTGGGACATCAAATGATTCATTGGTTAAATCACCTCGACTATTATTATATTCTGCTTTTGCACCTTTATATATAGTCTTGGTATTTGATGCGGTTGTAATTTCATTTAATTTTTGTTTACGTTCTTCTTTCATCAATCTGATAGATTCTTCTATCAAACCATTCTTTTTGGCTATTGCGTTACCTTCTTCATCATATCCCGCAATAAGTTCAGGGGAGTATCCTAATATTTCTGAAACAATTGATTGATATTGCTTATATTGGTCAGTTGTTAACGAAATGTTATTTCCATATTCATCAACACCTTTTGCCAAAGAGTCAAAATCATTCTGTTGCTCTTGCAATGAAGTTATTCCTTCACTTAATGTTTTTGCTTGGTCTCTATAAGTATTTGTAACTTCATTAGCTGATTCTATCAATTTTTCATTACGATGAACCAAGTAATCAATGCCAGAAATCAAACCTCCAATAGCTAAACTGATTCCCATCGACAATGCTGCGTCCAAAGCTATAGTTGCTGCTTGTAAAGCAACAGTTTTAAGTGTTGCACCTGCAAGTTGAATTGCGTAGCCGCTCATACCAGCTTTTGCACCATTAAGACTTGTCAAATAACTTCCAAGCTTTGGGTTTGTAGTGGCAATAGCTTTGGCATATTCATTTTGATTTGAAATACCTTTTTCAGCTAACTTATTGTATTGAGCCATTGTGTTTGACACACCTGTTAGACCAGTAGAATACTGACTTATATATTGGTTATAACCCTCTCTTGTTGCTCTTTCATTGGTCGGAAGTTGTTGTGTGTAGGCAGTAAATGTATAATCAGTATTTTTTTTTCTCCAATTTTCCTTGGCTTTTTCCTTTCCAACAATGGTTGAGTTATATGTATCAATTTTTTCAGCAAGAGTATCAAAACTTGATAAAGATAATTTGCTAAATTTAGCTGTATCACTTAACCCTTTGTTTATTGACAATATAGAACTTAACCAATTTGAAAGCCCGTCATTTATAGGTTTGAATATCACACTATTTATTATTTTGTGTTGTGGAGACACAAAAATTAATTATTAAAGATTGACGGATTTTCCAATTTGGTGTATAATTATTATATCAATAAACAAGGAAAGAAGTGGAGATAAATGAAAGTTTGCCCAAGATGTGATTATATTGTCATGAACGACAATGAAAAATATTGTCCTAATTGTATTCATAAAGCTGAGCTTCAAACTATTGATGATGAAGAACTGCAAGCATTATACGAAATAGCCTACGAAGAACAAAAAGCTTCAGGCATAAAACCTAATAACACCTACGATCCTACACAATTTGAACAAGAACGTGCCGAACGCTTAGCCAGAGAACATCTTGATAGCAAGTATGGTTCGCAACAACACCCAAATGCCGTCCGTTGCCCTAAATGCGGTTCATATTCAGTTGCAACAACGAATAGGGGATATAGTCTACTCACTGGATTTATAGGCTCAGGTAGTCCACGAAATGTATGCCAAAAGTGCGGTCATAAGTGGAAACCGGGGAAGTAAGAGTAATGCGAACGAAAGACGAATCAAATACTCGATACAAAGGAAAATCTATATGCCAAGTTTAAAACAACAACATTTTTATTATGGAGCAATTTTATCTGCTATTATAGAATACAATCCAGATACATCATTAGTTTTACTTCAACCGAGTGAGGAGTCGAGAAATAAATATCGCATTCAAACAAACACCGTAAAACAAGAATGCATAATATTCTTCAAACATGCATTTGAAAAAGAAGTTGGTTCTCGTAGTTGGGTATATAATTTTTCAGATAAAGACAAAGAATTTCTCAAAGAATGTCACAAAGAAAAAATTCCTGTGTTTATTTATTTGTTATGTGCAATGAAAAACCTCAAAGATAGTGAAATAGCCGTGCTACGTTATTGGGACGAATTTTCACAAGTCATTAATAAGAAAAACTTCACAATTAGTTTAAAAAAGAGGTATTCAAATTTTTATTTACATAGAAGTAAATTAAGTGCAGATGACATTTTAATCCCAAGGAATCGTATAGAGAAGAATTTTGATGACCTTATAAACGAAACAATAAAACAGTCCAACGGATATTACTGTCCTAAATGTGGACGTTGTATGATACATGGGCATTAAATTAATGTAGTATCACCGGTTCTCTATCAATATCTGTTTGAACAAATTATATGCTTTTTGTTCATCGAATGGATATTTTAATTCACAATCCATAAAGCAAAGCATAATATCGCCACCTTCTTTGCCAAAGTTAATATAATAAAGTCTTCTAAATGAAGGTGCAAAAAAATCTATTTTATGATTGTGTTTCTTAAAATATGATAATACAAAGTTTAATTCGTCTGAAGATAAATTAAACATAACAACAACTCCTTTCTAAAAGCAGAGGTAATAAAATGAATTTAACAAATGAACTTGATATAAACCCACAACTTTTAAATACAATAAATAAAATTAAGTCTGATATAAAGGTTACATCACTCTGTGGTATTGACTTTCTTAATATAGAAGATAAACGTGCTGGGCATACAGAACGTGCAATTTACAATAGTGTACCAATATCAAAATTGTATTTAGGTCATATATTACAAAATATGTCTGAAACTAATCAGATTAATATTATTGCTCATGAATTATACCATATAAAACATTTTGAAGAATTATCACAACATATAGATTATAATGCAATATCCAAAGCAATTGAAAATCCACTTACTATTAATGACTATAAACTTGGATTAGGATTTGCAATGTTAGATGAATACGTTGCACAAAGAAATTCTTATAAATATCAAAAGTGTCAACTTGTTCCTGAAAATCACGCATATGTTCCCAAAGAAATGTTTAAAAATATAATTATTCACATCAAAAATTATAAAATCTTTATGATTAATAACCGCCTACATACAATGGGAAAGGCATTCTTTAAACTTTTCGATTCATTTCAGGACTTTATCTACGATATGATTTCAATTATGGCATTTAGTGATGAAAATAGCCCTATTGAAAAAGAGATAATTGAGTCTTTATTACAGAGTGAATTGGGTGAAGAATATATCCGTCCTATTTTAGAGTTTGTAAATAGATATTATAATAACCCTAATTATAATATTGATACATATATTGAATTTAGTCAATTGTTATTTAATATATTTAATTTGTGTGGGTTAGGACTTCAACAAAAAGGAAAGGACATAATGTTTAAGTTACTTAGGTAGACAATAATTATGCTCCGCCGGCGAGAAAGTAATATCAGGTGCGTTATTTGGTTTATTTAGCACTAAAATAAGAAAGAGTTACAAGTGTAATAATTGCAAGTATATGTGGTAGAGGGTCAACAATATGATTCAATATGTTGCAATGATTGGATTTCTTCATTATCAGCTGATTTTGTCTTATTGCCGTTGATATAATCCAAGGTTGTATCATATTCAAGATTTTCACGTTGTTGTCGTATTTCACTTAATGATAGAGATAAAATACTCTCTGCTTCAGAAAACGTGCAATTATATTTAGATAGTAATTGTGAAATCTCAACAACTAAATATAACTTTTTAGAATTGGGATATTTAAAATCCAAAATAAATCATTCCTTTCTGGTGGTAATTATGGAGGTATAATAATATGCAAATGAATTTAGAGTGCATAAAGGACGTTCTTTTGTACTGTGTCAATAACATTAAAATCAAGAAAGTAGGCAACGATTGGAAAATTGATAAAGATTATATAATGCAGACGAATTAAAAAAATACGACCAAATAGATATAATGTATTCAGTAATAAAATTAAAGGAATGTCATTACATTTCAATATTTAGTTGTTTTCCTGAAAATGGAGCAATACTTAAAAGATGCTCAATTGACGATGTTACAATCGACGGTCACAAATTTATAGATTCTGTTAAAGAACCGACCATATGGAATAAAACAAAATCTATTATAAATAAAGTAGGGAATCATACCTTAGAATTTGTAGAAAGTGTCGCTCATGATGTGGCAGTAGAATCGGCGAAAGAACTTATTAAAGGCACTATAACTGGACAACCGTAACTTGCCCATATTGCCATAGTACAAACACAAACAAAATTTCAACCACATCAAAAGTAATCAATACTGCTTTGTTTGGTATATTCGGGAATAAGAGAAAACACCAATGGCATTGTAATGGGTGTGGTAGTGATTTTTAAGCAATAAAAAACGGCTCAATAATGAGTCGTTTTTGTATATTATTTATGAGTCAAAATTGTTTTGTCAGAATATGTTAACTTGCTATTCTTCTTTGTAAATTGATTCATAATTTTTTTCGCATATAAATCAGGATTATAATCCGCATTTAAATTGGATGTGGATATCCCTAAATCTTTATATAATTTCTCAATTTCAATTGGCTTCATAATATTCTCCTATATCTTCGTTATAAATCATTAATATCACTCCTCATCTACTATTTGAATCGTCTACAAAATTTAATTCTAAATATTTCAAGCGTTCTCTCATAACATTAGTTGAAACTTGAAAAATTTGTGCTAAAACCGACAACGAAGGCTTCAATAGTTGATTATAAATAGTTATTAAACTCGAATAGGGAACAAGAAGTTCACCAGCAAAAATATTTGCATCACGTTCTTTTAACGAAACATTATTTGTTCTAAGTTCCAGATGATTTATTTCTAAAGCATCATTGTGCAAGCAACAATGAGCTATTTCATGAGCAATAGTAAATCGAACCCTATTCAAAGTTAGGTTATTAGCACATAAAATATCAAGATTGTCTCCATCAGATAATGCTGCACCAATAATGCTACCTAATGGATAATTTCCAGCCCTTTCAGCATTCGAGAAATCATATCGGATTAATCTAATTCCAATATTGTCAATCAATCTTTTTATATCAATCGGCGGCGATAAACTTATGTCATACTTTTCAAGAAGTTCAAGAGCAGACAAGCCACCAATTTCTCTAAGTATCTTACACATATTATTATCATCCTTTCATGTTATAATAAACCATCTATGAAGACATACCAAGTTCTCTCAAAATATATTGCTTTTCGGCTTCCATACAACATTTAAAAATATCGTCAGATAAAATATCCTTACCAATATAATTTAAGAATAACTCTTTAAAGAGTTCAACAACTTGTTTATTCAGTTTCAAAGAAAACATCTCCTTTCGAAAGGTGACTATGATTAT